GCCCCCACCCATTTCCTTCATTGGAATATACGCACCCACAACATCGTAAGTGTGATTCGTAAGAATAAGTGGAATACGGGCGTAGCCCAACTTGATGGTGAGCACACGGAAGGTAGCCTTGAGAACCTGTGCGCGAGTCATGTCACGGGTTCCCTTGCCTTCGGCGGTGTCGTTCATTTCCTTCTCTGTGGACAACATTCCCAAAGAGTCAAGCACAATCATCATGCGAGGACGAGACTTGCTGTCTGTCTCCAAATACTTGTCCACGGTGAGAACACATTGGTGACGGAACTCTTCCACCGTGGCAACAGGCAGCACAGCCACCCGCGAACGATCAATTCCGCGAGAGTCAAGCATTTCACTAGTGATGGCTTGCTCTGTATCAAAATACAGCACCATTGCGGTGGGATCACTATCAAGAAATTCACGAACCACATTCAGCGCAAAGTAAGTCTTGCCCGTGGCTTGTTCACCCGCAAGAGCAATAATCTTGTTGTCGGGAATGCCGCCGTAAATAGAACCACTCAGTAGAGCATTAAAAGAATACGATCCCGTGGAAATAAATCCCTTGACATCGCTGCCCTCCAATCCATCTGCTGCAATGGTTGCGTACTTGTTGTTTGCCGCCTTCAAAATATCATTCAGTTTCATAATGTCTTAATGCCTTGTGTTGAGTGTCAATCAATTCCATCTCTGCCTCACAACTCCTAATTGTATCAAGAGGAGTGAGTTTGTCAACGATCATCTGCTTTACTTCATGTCGAAGCAGGTCTTTTCTTTTTTGGAGAAGACCTTTCAAATATTCGATGTTTAAGGTTTGCATCAGGTAGAGAGTTTCAGTCCTGAAGAGCCAGTGGACGGAACAACTAGTCCATTGAATGCACCATTAAATTCATTTGCAAGATCCGTGGCAGGATCAGCAGTGAACATTACATACGATGCAGGAACTGTAACCTTTGTATCCTTGACTGATGCCATCCACGGCACGACTGCAATATTTGTACCGCCGCCCTTGCTTGGCACAGGCACAACCATGCACGGATTCTTTAAAGTATACGACACAACTTTGTCGCCCTCAAAGTTTTCCGTAATCATTGCAATAATTTCTTCGCCAGTCAGCACCTTCACGATCTTTGTAGCCATAATGAATCCTTTTGTTAGGGGTTACTGTATGTAGGGACGGGATCAAGCAAACAGAGACTCAAGACTATTTCTTTCTTCAGGACTCCACCCCACCGCATTGGTGATTGTGCGTAGAGGCTCAAGGAAAGTCTTTTTGAATTGAGTATCGTAGTCAATGTATTTTTGAAGATCAAACTCTTTAGGCATGGTAACAGGAAATCCAATAACACCTTCGTGAATAGGATTAGGTGTTTTCAGATAGATGAACTTCATCTTCTCGCCCTCACCAATAAGCCGATACTTGCGACCAAGTTTTAATTGCTTGATCATGTTGTTGTGAAGCAGCGCAGCCTTAACAGCAATGGGTGTAGACTTCTTGTAAATAGTCAGGGAGTCAGAGTACTCGTCTATATTAGATACGCCACGGGGAGAAGCCACTTCTTCCACAGGCAATGACTTGAACTCCTTCTCGGTCTTTACAACAAACTTTTGAAGCGTTACTTCATCACCAACAAGAACCATTTCAATGGCAGTCTTTAGTGCCTTACGAACATACGCAGGGGTAGACGATCTAGCAGTCTCCATGCCCATGATCTTGAACTTTGGAGTCTTGTACCGAACACCCTCACTATCCCAAACAGAAAGCATATACCGCTTCTTGGCAGTCCACACGCCACTCTCTGCAATAACTTCGCGTCCCATTGCCATCTTGTTCGCATACGCATTCATTACAGATGAAAGTTCGGCGAACTGCTTGTTGATGTACGGCTGTAGAACTCGCTCACAGAAATCATTCAGGAAGTCTACCTGATCTTGGGCTTGGTGCTTCTTGCTCATCCCCACCACGCCACCAAGACGCAGATATACGGAATCAGTATCGGAAGCAATCACATAGTCTTCCCCATCGGTTTTCAACACCTTGTTGAGAAAGCGATTGATACCGTCACCAATCCATTGAATGCTTAACTGACCTGATAGTGTAATGGCTTCTGCTAGGGCTACATCAAACCATCGGGAGTACTGATTGCCAAGACTGCCGTACATGGAGTTCAATTGAATCTTGCGAACCAATTGAAAATTGTGGTACTTGGAAATCTCGTATTCAATCCGCTGCCGCTCTTCGGCGGGAGCAGACTTATCCAATTCCACAAGCCGCTTCTGCGCTTGGATCATCAACCCCTTGAAGTGTTTGCGTTCCGCATACATCTTCTCCATGAGTTCTCCAAGAAAGCCTTGCTTGTCTTTTCTGAAAGCAACTCCATTAGCAGCAATAGAAAGATTGCACCGCTTGGCTTCGCTCAAATATTCCGCAGGGTCAAGGAACTCCGAAACAGGCTCTGCTCGGTTCCTGCTCAAAATGGAATCAGGACTAATGCTTCCGCGTTTCCAAACAGGATTCTGCTCCATTGTTTCGGGACTAATATTGTAACCCGCAATCAACATTGGATACAGAGAGTTCAAGTCGAAACTCACAACCCAATCGTGCTTGCCCACAAGTGGATCCTTCACATACGCACCCGCGTACTGATCGTCCTTCTTGTTGCTTGTTCTCTGTGGAATCACCATGCCCTTGCTCATCAGGTGATGGTGAATAATGGCATCCCATGTGCGAACCTGAGAAAACACATCCTCAAAGTTTACACGGGCGGAATACGCCAACGCCACCGCTAGTTCCATGAGTTTTAGTTTGGATTCTAGTTTGTCTACGAGTCGCACATCCTGTAGGTTATACTCCATGAATCGCTGAAAGTCTTTGGTGTAGAACTCCTGAATGGTTTCGTATTCACCGTAGGACAGTTTCTCCTCACCCAATTCCATCTTGGAAATGTGGTTGAGCGAATACGATTCCTGCTTTACATAAGTAAAGGTTTGGTACAACTCAAAGTAATCAAGCGTAGCCACACCACTAATGATGTGTGCTTGTTGATCCCGCCCCATGCGGTTCACAGTCATTTCCCGCATCTTCCCCCAAGGAGAGAGGGAGTTCGCCCACCCGTCTTCAAGATAGTTCATCCGCGCCACAAGGTACGGAATATCAAAAAAGCGAATGTTCCATCCTGTCACGATATCGGGGTCGAGGAATTTCCAAATGGCAATAAAGCCTTCTAGAAGTTCTCGCTCGTCATCATACGGGGTGATCTGAACTCCCTCTCCCTCAATGTGAAAGTCTCCCAAGCCTAGCACATAGGTCTTTTCACCCATTGAGATTGTGATCGCGATAATCCTTTCAGTCGGAGAATCGGGCGTGGGAAAACCGCCGTCACAAGATGTCTCAATGTCAAAGTTTGCTACGCGGAGGCTTTTGAAATCGTATTCGACTTCGTGGGGAAACTCCTTGTAAAGATACTGGTACACATAGTTCGTGTTGCCGTAGATTGCGTAATTAGAAACATCCTTGAACTGATCAATGAACCCCCGTGCTTCCTGCATATCCTCAAACTGCATCGGCTGTACAGGCTGTCCGTGAATCGTAGTAAGCGTAGACTCTCCACTCTTATCCTTGCCAGGAATATAGAGCGTGGGGCAAAACGGAACGCGCAAGTGTTGCCGCTGTCCGTTCTTCCAACCACGATAGAGAATGTTCTTACCACGAATGTCAACGGAAGTATAGAAGTCCACTGGTGTCCTTATCGTTCTACGAGTGCAATCCAATCCTGATGAACCATGTCTTTGCCGTCATGTCCTTGACCCTTGTTCAGTGTTCTGTCCCACAGAATACGGTCGCCTACACGAATGTCTTCCGTTATCTTATCACCAATTGCGACAACCCGCGCCCAAATGTTCCGAGATCGTATTACTTCATTGTAAATGATTCCCGCTTCGGTTTCGGTTTGCCCACCAAGTTCAGACTGCACCCAAATCCATTTTCCAATCGGCTTAAACTTGCTCATTTAAAATCCCCTCTAGAGTTTGTGGAACTGATTCTTTAATACGCGCTTCTGCAATCTTAACATATTCGGGATTCAATTCAGTCCCAATATAATTCCGTCCGTTCTTCAAAGCCACCACAGCAGTTGTTCCGCTGCCTGTGAATGGATCAAACACCGTGCCTCCTGCGGGGCATCCTGCAAGCACACACGGCGTTACTAGTTCTTCAGGATACACCGCAAAGTGTGCGCCCTTGTAGCCTTTCGCATTCACCGTCCATACGGATCGCTTGTTTTTCAGTGGATTCTCCTCCCACTCTTTGCCCTGTAGTCCGTGGTGCTTTAGTTTGGGATCAGTGGTTCCGTCCCGCATTTCGGTGCGGTCACGGGTTCCCCAATTACGAGCAGGTTCCTTTACCGCTTCGTGATCGTAGTAGTAGTGGGGCTTCTTGGACAGCAGGAAAATGTACTCATGCGACTTCGTGCAGCGGTCTGCCACGCTTTCAGGCATGGGATTGGGCTTGCTCCAAATAATGTCCTGCCGCAGATACCATCCGTCTGCCTGTAGCGCAAGAGCGACCCGCCACGGAATACCAATTAAGTCCTTTGTCTTCAGCCCATCCTGATCCTTACGGTTTGCAGGAATAAAATCAGTGGGCATACTACGAGCGTTGCCGTTGGCTACCGTCTGCGGTGGTGGGGCACAGTTCTTTGCGCTCATGTACGAGTCGCCAAGGTTCAGCCACAGCGTACCGTCATTACGAAGAATACGGCGCACCTCGCGGAACACCTCGACCATCTTCTGCACATAGCCCTCAACGGTGTCTTCTTGACCAATCTCGGCTTCTCCTCCTTGGTAATCACGCAAGCCGAAGTACGGAGGAGATGTAATGCAAGTCTGAACGCATTTGTCGGATAGCGTTTTCATGCCTTCAATACAATCGCCAAGAATAATGTGGTGGGTGTTCATAGCATGAAATCCTCTAGTGTGGGCTTGTTCTTCAGCGGCTTGCCTGTGATGAGCGCGTCCAAATCCTTTTCACTCAATCCTAATCCTGCTGCAAGTTGGCGCACAAACTCCCATGCGCGTTCAGGACTAACACGCTCACTATACAAGCGGAAGTGTTCGGGTGCAAGTGCAATCGCTTCGGGAATTAGTTTTGCATTTTTTAAAAGGTT